CTATTAAGAGTAAGCTCCTCATACTTAACTGACCGAGCAGTAACAAGAATGACATGTTCGTACTTCAACATATTGACAAGCCATTTTCTGTACTCCTCAACATTTTCGACAAAGTTAGCCATAGGCCTATTGTTCTTTAACTCCCCGAAATTACTTGAAAGCGCAACGTTCAGATCTTGTAGGAAGATCCTCCCTGAAGGTCCGAACTGGTCATCTTTGTAGCCAGTGCGATCTCTTCCTGTAACTCTTTCATAAGCGGCATGGCTTGAACAGGGCATCCACACAAGGCCATCTTCCATTTGGTGAGCGCCCGAACAGCCAATTTCTCTAGCACGTTCTCTTGCCGCATCACGCGTAGCATACCCATCGAGAGCCGAAGCCCCTTTCCCATACTCAGAAGCATTCAATGCGGCTATTTGAGACTGGGCTTTCTTCCTAGTTGAATGACAGCCCATCTGTTTACCATCGCCGTCTTTAACAACTGCCCATCCTGAGCATTCTTTGTAGTTCTTCTTTATCGAATAGGGCATAAACTCATTCTACAGCTTTATTCCAAGCCTTTCAGAGAAGGCAGAAATGGCTTCATCAGCCCTATCTAGCCTTCCTTCAGGATAAGGTAAATCAAATTCAAACTTAATGGCCTCCATTAATTCCTCTGGGTCTACTTCCAGGGGCTTTTGGATAACTGCTTGCACCAGGGTTATTGGTTTATACAAATACGCATCTACGTCAGAGAATTTCTCACTCCAAAGCCTTTTCCATTCATCGACACTGAAGTACTTCTGCGCTTTAGGGCGTTTCATAAGGTCAGAAACAACAACTCCTTCTTCATAACCCGCTGCAAATGAAGAATCATACTGGGTTTCATAATTCGAAAGGTTGTCCTTAGCGCCAGTGGCTGCTAAATACCTTTGAGATTGGTTTGAAATCGCTCCAGCGTAAACAACAGTATCAGGTGAGCATAAAGCAGCTATTATCGTCACTATTTTCTGCCTATCCGAAGCAAAAGGGACAGAGTTGAGAACAGAAGCTAAGAAAATAGAATCAAACTTCATCCCGTTTCCAACTTTTTCTAAAAATTCGTCTGTCATAGCCCTGGCGCCGTCAATATCGAAACCAGCGACCATCCCTCCCGTGTAATAAGGCTCAAAAGGAATGCAATTAACACCCATTATGTCTCTCATAAGGGCTGTTTTGTCCAAAAGGCCAGCTCCGAAGTCTAAAACGTTTGTTCCATACCATCTTTTCCACGCTTTAACATGTTGCTGATCTGTAACATCAAAATCTGATGGTTTTCGCTGCTGTGTGCCACTCTTTGACATTGCCATCATCATGTCGCAACACATGGAAGGCATAAGAAACCCTTGAACGTTCGCCGCACGACGGAAAGAGTTATATCTAAGCACATCTGCGTATTTGTCCTCTAAGTCATAGTCCATAGATAACTTATTTAGCATTATCTTGGCAAGGTCAGCCTTAGCTGAATCCACAAAAATCGTTTGAACGTTGCTTAAGCCGACCTCTGCAGCGTGTTGCAGCCGACCTACTCCATTAACAACCTTGTTACCTTCAGTTATGACTAAAGGAATTGATGTCTTACCCCAGTGGTAGAGGCTCTCAGCCTGCCTTATCGCATGTCCGAAGAAAGGTTGTATGTTCTCTTTCATAACTTCCCTAGTATTAGAAACGTCAATATCTAAACAAGGAAAGAACTCGTCAGAAGTAGGAGATATGTCAGGCAAAGCCGTCATAGCCTCCTCAACTATCGAAAACGGGATACCCCCAGATAGGCTCTCTCCAGAGTCATTCTTGTGCATATCATTTGTCGCCCTATTAAAGACAATATTGACGCCCTTCCTTCTTTGGAGATCTAATCCTTTAAGAATAACAACCGGGACTTTCTCCGCACCGAGTTCTATAGCGGCATCGAGTCTTTGATGCCCTGAAAGAACCTCGCCTTCTTCTGTCACATACATAGGTAGAACCCAGCCAAGTTTACTTAAAGATAACTTAACTAGATTAAACCTTTCAGGATCTCTCTTCCTGGGATTGTATTCTGCCCCTGTGACAAAAGAAGTAGGAACTAACTGTATTTCAACAAACTTAGGCTTTCTTTCTCTAGCCATTAAATTCGTTGTTGCCAGTTGTAGGATCAGCAACAGACGCCCAGACTTCAAACTTAGAAGCCTTCAACTCAAGCATTTGCCCTATCCTCAAACCACGCTCCTCTTTTGACATATAGCCTTCCGCTATTAAATCCTGTTCCCATTCAGAGTACTGCTTGCCACATGTCGATATTGTTATATTACCGACCTTGATTGTTGCAACTCTTTTAACGTCGCGTGGAGCGTCTAGCAAAGAAGCCGGATCTCTCTCTTGGGGTAAATCTTGAATTATGTCATCAATGTCACTTGGTGAGAAACCAGTACCATCCAGACTATCCAGATCAAAGAGGACATCAGCAAGAATTGTGTTGTAATAGCCTGCTTTGTCAGCAAGACGATTATCAGCAAGTAGAACTCTTCTTGCTTCGTCATCATTGACGTCAAGGAAGACACAGGGAACCTTATCCATACCTATCGACCTAGCCGCCATAAGAGTGTTATTGCCCTTAAGGACCAGCATCGTGTCAGATTGCACCACTAGAGGCCTATATATACCGTTGACACGCAAAGATTCCGATATCGCTCCGACATCCCCTTGCCTTGCGTTCTCTGGATGAAATTCCAGGTCTTCGACATCAACCCATATACATGAATCTAAACCGGAATGCGTTGGGGTTTTGCCAGAGACACTACCCCAACGCTTTCCTTCTTTTGTTGGTTTAGGTTCTGGATCGTCATCCAAACCTAACCTTCCCCTTATCGTAGATATGGCTTCGTCTTTGTCCCCCAACAATTCAAGCCATTCACTAAAGTAAGTGCCATCTACAAGTAAAAGGTTTTTACCAACATGTATTTTCTGCGTTGTAGGAAACATATCATCTTGTGACGGTCCTCCGCCATTCCCACCACCAAAAATATCTTCACCTTCTTCTAACTGGTAAAGTCTTTCAAGTGATCTTCTGTCCCAACCAGAACCATCTAAATCAGGTCTAATTGTCTCTATCAGCGCTATAAGATTCTGGACATCGTATGTAGCTAAATCTGATGTTCTGTTATCAGCAAGAAGTATTCTTTTTGCTTGCTGGTCATCCACGTCAACGTGTACAACAGCAATCTGATCCCAGCCAAGATTCTTAGCTGCTTTCCAAGTATGGTTGCCTGCCAAAATGTTTCCATTTCTAGCATCAACAATTACAGGGGAATATTGCCCATTCACCTCTAGGCTTTCTGATATCCCGACCAAATCACCCTTTCGGGGGTTTAATGGATGTGATTGTATTGAATCAATAGGGATAGCAGCGCCTTCTAAGTCACCAGCTATTTTTGCCACAGTTATTTCCTGTTATACACCTTATTATGGTTACGCCCATGTGTCGTGTATTTGTGGACCCATTGTTTAGAAACACCTAACGCTTCAGCCAGGTTCTCACAGGTTTCCCCTAGTCCTCTAGCTTCACGCATAGCTTCTAAATGATTGTCTTGTGCAGATTGGTAATTGGCATATGCCTGCTTTTCCATTTCTTGGGTTCGCAGAACCATTTCAATTACTTCTGGCTGGCTTTTTGTTTTTCTTTTAGGCATTATTTTTTACCTTTATCTTTCTTTCCCTTAGGGAATGCTTGTACATATAGACATCCATAGGTTTGGGTAGCTCTGTCCCATTCCCATCGCTTTGTTTTGCAAGTCATACCTCGTTGCTTAGCGACTTTATGAATGTATCTTGCTAAATCTACGAACTCTTGCTTTCGTAAATCTTCTTCTGTTAAACGCCATATTTGGCCATCTAACCATTGATCCCACGGATAATTACCCATTTTCTGGTTAGTATCCCAGTTATCAAATTCTTTTACCGTCTCAGCCATATTTATACCTCTGTTCTTTTGATTAATGACTTAACTAACTCATTGAGGATGCTTCCTGATTCTTCTTCATCCCCTTCTGTCACCGCATCTACGACGACTCTTTTATCTGCTATCAACTGATAGATATCGTGATCTATCGTGTCGTTAGCTAGTAAATACCAAGCGGATACATTGTCATCTTGACCTATCCTATGACAACGATCTTCAGCTTGATCGTGTTCTGCTGGAGTCCAACCTTGCTCTACGAACAATACGTCAGACGCTGCAGTAAGTGTAAGCCCTACACCACCAGCTTTCATATTAAGAACAATCACCCTGGATTCGGGATCGTTCTGGAAAGAGTCAACAGCGTTTTGCCTAACTTGCTGAGTGTCCTTTCCTGCAACTCGCAGGTTCCCATATTTCTCAGCGATTGCATCAACTACTGAAATATGGTGGGCGAATACGACTAATTTTCTATCAGTGCTATCAAGGAAAGTATCTATCCATTCACATGCAGTTTCAACTTTTCCTTCACCAGCGAGACGCTTAAGGTTCATTATATGACCTAGCTGTTGGGCAGAATTAGCGCTTCTCCCATCACCAGCAAAGTACTCAAGTACGCCTGCTTCAGCCATCCTGTAGTTCTGGTGCCCCTTGCCAGAAAGGTCAATCGGAATTTCATACCGTGCCTTATCAGGGAGTTCTGTGAGAACGTCTTGCTTGTTCCTACGCACATAGCATGTACGACGAAGCAGTTCATTGAGTTCTTCAGCATTAGATGAACCCTTGAAATCCCATCCATATCCATTATGGTGAGCTTTGCAATACCTTTGCCTGAAGTTCCAAGAACCACCAAACTCATTTATTCTGTCAAGGATCTCCAATTGAGAAATAAGCTCTATCGGCCTATTCAAAACTGGAGTACCAGTCAATGCAAGAATCATCCCATCTTTAGGAACTCTCTCAGCTATTTTCTTGAGAGCTTGAGTCCTCTTAGCTTTGCCATTCTTAGCGTAATGACTTTCATCAAATATAAGAGACCTGAAAGGGACACTCTTTAACGCATCTTCCTGCTTGGTCAGAATGTCGTAGTTGATAATAACAACGTCAGCATTCTTAACACCAGACTTGCTATCAACTATGTGTGTTGTCTTCCCTGGCAACCACATTTTGACTTCTCGGTCCCAGTTAGTCTTTAGAGAAGCAGGGCAAACAACTAAGGCAGGGAAAGCATCTTCATGTTGAAGAGATGCTAGCGCTTGAACAGTCTTACCTAGCCCCATCTCATCAGCGATGAAACACTTTCTTACATCAATCGCATACGCTACTCCAGCTAATTGGAATGGGCGCAAGGCTAAATCCTGACCTAAAGCATTTTTGGTAGCAAGGCCTTCAATTTCAATATCTGAAGTTTGGGCAGAAGATGCTTCTTCCCTTTGTGCCGTAACGACCATTATTTCATTGACCATAGCTCTTACTTCATCTGAGATATTAAAGTCCCAGTGATTAGCTACAGCGAAAGCATCCTCAAAGGAAGTTTGTGGAACCATCCACATCTTTCTTTTAGAATCCCAACGGCGATGATTTATTTCTTTAACGGCATGTATCAGATGCTCGTCATAATCAAATTCGAACGCAAGAGAATTGTCTATAAGGTGCAACTCTCTCTTTGCAACAACGTCTTCTTCTAATTCCCAATTTCCTTCTCGCATAGAAATTTGAATTTTGTTCTCTGCTCCAGCACCAATATTGAACTCGAACTCTTTCGCAAATTTAGCAACGAACTGTGCGCTACTCACAGGTGCGTACCATAGTTTCTTGTCAGCGTCGTATTGGGAGTCTTTGATCTTCCTAACAGATGCAACTACTTCAGCGTCATATTTGAATTCAATTATGAAGCGGTCATTCCTCACTGTGATTCTACGAGAATCTAAGATCTCAGCGGTCCTAGCGAGATTGCGAGCATCAGCCCTACCATCAGCTACCAGTGGCATTTCAGGTTCAGGAAGTTTCTCATAGTCGTAGCCATAGGACTTTAATTGCCCAGCGTACTTCTCAAGCATTCTGTGTGCTTCCCAAGTTATGCCTTCTGTCCATTGGTGTGGTTCTAGTAGCGCACAGCGTTTCCCGAACTTAGTGTCAGAGCCATTAAAGCCAATACCGTCTTCAGTATTAGCCCCATCGCATTTAGACGCTATAGCGGAAACCGCTGCGTGTATTATTTCTTTATCTGTGTTTGTTGTTTTTGTATCTAAATATGTCATACGTCCATACTACCGCCAGTAGACAGAAGCAACAACCTACAGGTGATTTATCCTGTCTTCTTTTGTAATTCGTCTATCATCTTTATTGTTTTTCGCATCCCGACTTTACGCATACTCGCCGTCTCGGTATGACCAGCGCTACTAGCTACGACGGCTTCTTTGGGTATGTAGCCACCCTTAGGGCAGTTCAAATCTTCGTGCCAGTGACGGAGAACCTCTTGCTCTACTTTGTAAGCATCAGCACCTGTAGGGAACTGCCACGTTTTAACGAGCTTAAATCCGCTTCTTTCGTGTTGCTGCATTCTTCTACTTTCGTTCTTGGTGATGCCTACCTTTAAGGCTCCTAGCTT